AAACGCTTCTCACTTAGGTTCTAGCAACGCTCACTATTGCAAGAAGTTTCACGACATCAAACTTTGGAACATCGAACGTCTTAAGTTCTACGAAAGAGTATGCAAATAGAGTACGTGAGACCGCGATTGACTTCTTATCAAAAGAACATTCTTGACTCAAAAGCAAGGTACACAATCACGTCAGCAAGTACTAAAACAGGCAAGACAGCATCACACATCATTTGGCTCTTTGAACAAGCACTCAAGTTGCGCGATGGTCAGAGTGTGTGGTGGGTTGCACCTGTATACCAACAAGCAGAAATCGCGTATCGTCGTATGAAGACGCAAGTCACAGACAAGAACTTCTTCTTGACAAACGAGTCGAAGTTGTTGTTGACTTTGCCAACAGGTGCGAGAATAGAGTTCAAGAGCGCAGAGAAGCCCGACAACTTGTATGGTGACGACGTATACGCTTGTGTCTTTGACGAGGCATCACGAGCAAGAGAAGAGTCGTGGTTCGCTTTACGTTCTACACTCACAGCAACTCAAGGCAAATGCAAGTTGATAGGAAACGTCAAAGGGAAAAAGAATTGGTTCTACAAACTAGGCGAACGAGCAAAGCAAGGAGAACACGACTACGAATACTTTAAGATTACAGCATACGACGCAGTCAACGAGGGTATCTTACAACTCGATGAAGTAGAGCAAGCAAAGAGAGACTTACCAAAACACGTGTTCGATGAGTTGTATCTTGCTGAGCCTGCTGACGACAAATCCAATCCCTTTGGTATTGACTCAATTCGAGCGTGTTATAAACGCACTACGAACGCACAGGTCGTCGCATATGGTATCGACTTAGCAAAGTATACAGACTATACGGTGATAGTCGGTCTAGACGCTTCTAATTGCGTAGCGTATTGTGAACGCTTTCAAGCAGATTGGGGGCAAACTCAACAACGAATCATACAACTAGTACAAAACACACCCGCTTTCATCGACTCAACAGGCGTAGGAGACCCTGTCGTCGAGCAAATACAACGAGCGTGTTCTCGCGCTCAAGGCTTTAAGTTCACATCACAATCAAAACAACAACTCATCGAGGGTCTAGTTCTTGCAGTACAACGTACAGAAATACGTTTCCCTGAAGACCCAATAGGATACGAGATGGAATCTTTCGAATACGAATACACAAGAACAGGTGTGAGATACTCTGCACCTAGTGGACTACACGACGACTGCGTTTGCTCTCTTGCTCTTGCTTTAGATTGCAAGTCAAAGAACAAACCCGGTCTTTTTTATTTTGCATAGAATGAATTGGAAAAATATAACAATCGAACAACTACAAGAACTCGCTTCTATCAATCACTTTGAAGGCGTAGAGAGACGCATACATCAAATCGCTATCGTCAATCGTATAGACATAGACGAAGTCGAAGAGATGTCTCTTGAGCAGATACTCAAAGAAGTAGAGAAGTTGTCGTTCTTAAATGAACTACCTAGCGACAAACCTATGTTCGCTTTCAAGCATTTCAACAAACGCTATCGTCTTATCACGAACGCGCAAGAGATGAACGCTCATCACTTTATTGAGTTACAGCAAATCAAAGCAGACGACATCATTGAGAACTTACACAAGATTCTAGCGATGCTATCGTACGAAGTCGACATCTTTGGTCATCGCGTGAAAATCTCAAAAGGTCAAGTCGCACAGAACTTCGAACAACGATGCGAAGACTTTAAGACTTTGAGTTGCTCGTTCGCTTATTCGTACGCATCTTTTTTCTTGGCACTCTATCCAATGTTGTTGACCGCTACCCTCGACTATTTGAAGCAGGAGATGAGCAACTTGACAAAGTAGAGGTAAGTCCTTTCTCGTGGCTAGAACTCATCGACAAGATGGCAAATCGTGACAGAACAAAATGGGATTTCTTTCTAGAGATGTCATTGATTGAGTTCTTCAACGCTATCGCATACTACAAAGCACAAACGCAAGAGCGCAACAAACGACTAGAGCAAAGCGCAAACAAAGGATTCCAACCTTATGTCATCGCTGTTCTCAATGAGATGCTGTGACAAATAGTATAACTTGTCATAAAACGTACTAAACTATATGCTTTTGCGTATTTTATGACACGTTAAAGTTAAAAAATCTCATCACGTCATCAACTTATAAGTTGATTTGATTGTCATCGTATTGTCACAAAACAAAAGAAAGTGAAAAATAATTTGCGAAATGTGTTGCATATGTCACAAGAAGTAGTAGATTTGCTATATGAAAACGACACAAGATATGAAAAACAACAAATTCAACATTGGACAAAGCGTAACCTACAAAGTTTGCAATTCAATCTATCAAGGTACTATTGTAAAAATTAACAATGATAAATTGATAGTTATTGATTGTGCAGACGGTATGATTTTATTCAACGCAGGATGCTCAGTTGGAGATGAAATTTCAAAAAGTCAAATAATTTCTTACAATTAATCAAACAAGGGGGTATAACAACCCCCACTATTTTAATAAGACTCACAAGGTCTCTCTTTTCATTTTGAGACGAGAGTGTTGCTTCGCTATTTTAAGAAGTGGCACTCTCAATCACACAACAACCAAACGCAAACGCACCCGCGTACAACGATACGAACTTTGTAATCACAGAGTCAAGCGGTGCTATCTACACAAAAGACAATTTCAAGTTCATTTGTGAAGTAAAGCAAAACACTACTTCACTAGCGAAACTCAAAGCACCTATCTACTACAACTCTACAAACAAAGGTGTCTTCAACATCTCGCGCATTCTAGAGAACTACGTCACATACGACTTCAACGTCAACGACACTCTCGCTAGTGGTTGCACAAATAGCGCGATGTCATACAAAGTAGAGTTCGGCTACGAGTACTCAACTAGCGCGACAGGTTCTATCACAGAGTACACGAACTTAACAAGCGCAACGGGTAACGTGTGGAACGCTTCACTCAATGCGATTGACTTAGTCAACTACAATGGTCAATACACAATGGATGGCGACGGCAAGTTCTTGACTCCGATTCGCTCGAAGATAATTCATCGCACACAAAAAGACTTTCTCTACGCTATTCGCAACACAGCGACAAGCGCTCTCATCACATACTCAAACGCATCTACTCAGACGTTGACACTACCTAGCGCAACGATTGTGCGCATTCCTAGCGGTTCTCAGTTGTCAATTCCTAGCGGTGCAACATACTACGACATCGTTCTCAAAAATGGTGGCACAACATTGAGCGAGACTTATCGTGTCAACTTGATTGACGAGTGTTCAAAATACGAGACGACTGACTTGTTCTTCTTGAACTCTCTAGGTGGCTTTGACTCGTTCAGATTCAATCGCGTTCGTCGTGACACATACGACACACAACGCAAGACGTACAAAGCAAACCCTTACACGCTAGGTGCGACATATGCTTATCAAACATCTTCTTTCAACTCTAGAACGTACGACACAATCACAAGTCATCGTGTGAAGATGTTCTCGAATTGGATTACAGAAGCACAAAGCGAATGGCTCAAAGACTTGATTGACTCACCTATCGTCTACGCTTATGATGGAACTACGCTCGTAGCAGTAAACATCGAGACAGCAAACTATGAAGTCAAGAAGCACGTTCAAGACAAAGTCTTCAATCTAGAACTAGACATCGTATATTCGTTCGATAGTAAGAGACAAAGACAATGATAGAAATTTATGTATCAATTCCTGCTTCGTTGCTTGAAGTAATTGAAGCAAACTACGAGAGTCGTGTTCTCAGCGCAGTCGAAGAAGGTGAAGAGTGTCGTATCAATAAAGAAATCGCTCTAGGTGGGTCGTGGGTCAATCGTAAACTAGACACATACAACAACATCTCAACGCTTATCACGCGCTCTATTGCTGACATAAGAGAGCCTCAATCGCGTTCTAGTGAATGGTCAAAGACAATTGAACTTCCCGGCTCAAAGAATAACAACATAATTTTCTCGCACTTATTCGAAGTAGAGCAAAACATCTCTTCGAGTGTGCAGTTCACGCCTGATTTCAACCCTAATCTCAAAGCGAATGTCATCTTGTATAGTGATGGTGTTGAGCAATTGCGTGGGTTCTTGCGTCTATTGTCTATCAAAGTAGACGACTCAACGCACATCGTCTACGAAGTTACACTTCACGGTCAAACTGCTGACTTGTTCACGACTCTAAGTGAGCGCAAATTGAACGCACTAGATTTCAGCGAGTACAATCACACGCTCTCTAGTGGCAACGTCATTGATTCGTGGGCGACTCAAATCTACAAGAATAACGCTACTCAAGCGTTTGCATATGGTGAAGGCTATATGTACGCAATGATTGACAAAGGTCATCCTCGCAACATTACACTTTGGGAGACAAACGAGTTCACGCCTTGCTTGTACGCAAAGACTATCGTCGACAAGATGTTCTCAAATACATCGTACACTTACACGAACGACTCGTTCTTCAATAGCGATAGATTTAAGAGATTAGTCATCCCACCGCCATCGTCTTTGACTATTGATAGTGCAACGCTAGAAGCACGTCGTTTCAAAGCATCTAGAATCACATCGTCGCAATCACTAGACTTGTTGTCGACTTTGATTTTTCAGAACGATTCAACAGCAGGTAACTACGACAACGGAAACAATTACAACCCAACGACAGGACAATACACCGCACCTGTTGGAGGCAACTACGTTTTCGATGTATCACTCGACATCAACTACAACTCGACAGGTTATATGCCTGTGTATCAAGAAGACATATGGCTCGTCTTTGGTCTGTATGTCAATGGTGTCAAGCGTACGACTGCAACGGTGACGGTAGATTTTGGCTCACCTGCTTTCAACATAGACTTGTACTTCTCGCCTAGCACTTTGCTCAATGGCGACGTAGTAGAAATCAAACTCGTTCAAGTATACGACAACGCAAACGCATACAACTTGTCAAATAGTCAGTTCTCTTTATTTATTGGCATAGGTTCAAACATTGAGAACAATTTGACTGCGTTCACTTACGGCTATGGCGAGACGGTAGACTTTGGTGTTTTCTTAAACAGCGAAGTCAAACAAAGCGACTTATTGCTATCGTTTGTCAAGATGTTCAATTTGTACATCGAAGCAGATAGAGACAATCCTAAAGAGTTGAGAATTGTTCCGAGAGATGAGTTCTACAATGGCTCTCAAGTCAATTGGACACAAAAACTTGACTACTCTCAAAGCGTCGAGATTGTGCCTATGGGTGAACTAGAAGCAAACCCTTACAAGTTCTCGTACAAAGAAGGCAAAGACGAAGCAAACGTCTTGTATCAAGAATCGTATCAAACAACATACGGCTCTCGCACATATCAAGTCGAGAATCAGTTCGTCAAAGAAGAGAAGAAGATTGAAGTCGTTTTCTCACCTACTCAAATACGCTCTTACAACTCACAAAAGAACTTCGTGTTGTCGTATGTACCAAACGCTCAAGATGGTGACTTGAGAGTGATGTACTACTCAGGTCTAGCAAGTGGTGTCAATTGGTTCTTATACGCTCAATACGCAGGTGTAGGATTCACTCGCTCAAATCGCTTCTCATTGCCTATAACTACGCATCTTGACTCTATCACAAATCCTACGTTTGACATCAATTTTGGGATGCCTCGTGAGATAGGTCTCGGCGCAGGTTACAAATACACAAACGCGAATCTTGTCAATACATACTACTATCGCTTCTTGACTGAAATCACGTCAAAGAACTCAAAGATATTGAGAGCGTATTTTCGCATCACTACAAAAGACTATTTGAACTTGAGTTTTGCAGACGCATACTTTTTCGAAGGTCAGTATTGGCGATTGAACAAGATAGAAGACTACGACCCAAATGGTGACTCTGTGTACTTATGCGAGTTCTTACTTGCGCAGTTCATACAACCCGCTACGATTACACAAAAGACAATCGGTGCAGGTACAGGTCAAGGTCAACAAGGCGAGACATACGGTGACATCTATCCCGGTGGAAACATACCAATCAAACCCGGCATCAAGGGCGTCTCAGTAGGTGGTACAAGTGGCGGTTCAGGTGTATTCGTAGGCGATGGAATAGTACAATCGTCAAACAACGACAACTCGAGCGTTTTCTCTTCTATCAATACATCAGTTCTAGAAGGTGCAAACAACTCGACTGCTATCGTGTGCAACGACTTTGCGATGACAAAGCCTAATACTTTGTACATTGGTAACTACGAAATGTATCCAAACTTCTTGAGTGGTGGCGCAGTTCGCACAGAGTCTACAAACTACAACGTCACGAAAGACGATTGGTTGATTCTTTGCGATTCAAGTGTAGCGGGTTTCACGGTAACTCTTCCTGACCCAACGGGATTGAGCGGTAAGCATTGGGTATTCTTGAAAACAAACTCGAATCACTCAATCACAATCGACACAGCAACAACCGCGCTCATCAATGGCTCAACAGACGAATCAATCAACAACAACTACGAAAAAAAATGGATTGTGTGTGATGGTTCAAATTTTTACGTAATAGGTAACGGATAAAAAATGGCTATAAAATCAACGGTAGAACTCGAAGTCAAATCGAATCTTAAAGGCTTCAAAGGCGAGATTCGTCAAGCAACAATCGAAGCACAAGAAGCAGTACGAACATTCGGAGAGTTTTCTCCACAAGCAGTCGAAGCAGAGAAGAAACTTGCTCAACTTCGCGACAGAATGGAAGACTTTAATGACCGAGTCTCTGCTGTCAATCCCGATAAGTTCGCGCAAGTACAAACAATCGTACAAGGTGTCGCTCGTGGATTTCAAGCCGCGCAAGGTGCAATGGCTCTATTTGGCAACGAGAGTGAAGACTTGCAAAAGACGATGGTCAAATTGCAAGGCGCGATGGCACTTGCTGACGGTCTCGAAGGTCTTGGCAAAATACAACAGCAATTCACAGCGATTGCAAAGAACATCAAAGGTGGTGTCGCTCAAGCGTTTCAAGCGTTTGGTCGTATGTCTCTTCTCACGTTCGGTGCGTTGGGTATTGCTATCACTCTAATCATATCGAACTTTGACAAAATCAAGAGCGCGATTCTTGGATTGATTCCCGGCTTAAAGACGTTTGCATCTTTCATCGGCAATCTAGTACAACGCTTTACAGACTTTGTAGGTATCACTAGCGCAAGTGAACGCGCACTTGAGAAGTACAACAAAGCGACTGAGAAAAACAACGCGCAACTAGATAGAGAGATTGCACTACTTAAAGCGAGAGGTGATGAAATTGGGGCATTCAACAAGCAACGTCAAAAACTAGACAACGAACTTGCTCAAGCGCGTAAGAATTACGGCAAGAACAACGAGAAAGAATGGGGCAAAATCATACTTGACACAAAGAACGCTCTTGCTATTCTCGCAGAAGACGAGAAAAAGTACAATGAAGAAAGAACGAAAGAAGCAAACGAGAAAGCGAAAGAGCGTCGTGATGCAGTTCGTACATTGAATCAAGAGTTGAGAATGCTTCAAGCAGACGAAGCAGACAAAGACATTCTAGGTCTCAAACAATGGTACGCAAACTCACGAAAGCAATACGCTGACAATCAAGAAGCACTTCTAATTCTAGAGAATATCTACAACTACAAGCGTCAAGAATTACGTGACAAAGAGTTGAAAGACGTTCAAAAGGGCATCACAAAACAAGTAGACGCTGTCAAGTTTGGTGAAGAAACAAAAGTCAAACTTGCAGAGCAAACATATCGTCGACAATACACAGACGCTGAGAAGTTCAAATTGTTTGTTCAAGTAAACAACACAGAACTTTTGACACTTGCACAAAACTTCTTTGATGTCAGCGCAGAACTCGCAGAGAGTTTCGCACGTAAAGACGAAGAGTCACAGAAGAAAGCATTCAACTTCTCAAAAGCGTTGAAGATTGCGTCGACTATTATGTCAACTATCGAGGGTGTACAAAACGCGTTCAAGACTGCGCAAGACTCACCTATCACGGCTGTTGTACCTGCATATCCTTTCATACAAGCAGGTCTCGCAGGTGCGTTCGGTGTTGCACAAGTAGCAAAACTAAAAGCAACAAAGTTCAGTACACAACAACCTAGTCAACAAAGTGGAGGTGGTGTGCCACAAATGAGCGCACCTCAAACAAGTTCTTCACTACTTCAACAAGGTGGCAACGAACAACTCACTCAACAACAACGAGTGTACGTTCTAGAAGGCGACATCACTCGCACTCAACAACGAGTATCGAACAACAAAAAAGTATCTATTGTCAAATAAACGCTATTTAAGACTATGAATCTACCTATCTACCGACTAGACATCAACGAGTTTGACGACGAAACAGGCATTGACTTCGTGTCACTTGTTGAAGCACCTGCAGTCGAGAGAGACTTTCAAGCCTTCAATCAAGAGTTTGTAGAACCACAAGCAAACGAGAGCGAAGAAGAGTTTGTTGCGCGTTGTATACCTGTAATGATAAATGAGGGCAAAGACAACGAACAAGCAGTCGCAATCTGCTACGCTATGTATCAAGACAAGCAAACATTCTTTGAAGACTATCCACAAGGCGCAATTGACAACGCACAACGTGGCATAGACTTAAACGAGAAAGTCGACAACAGGTGCGCAACTCTAGTGGGCAAAGCAAGAGCGAATCAACTTATCAAGCGCGAGAACTTGTCACTTGAAACTATCAAGCGCACATATTCCTACTTGTCTAGAGCGAAAACATACTACAACGCAAATGACACAGAAGCGTGTGGTACTATCTCTTATTTGCTTTGGGGTGGTGACGAGATGCTACGCTATTGCGAGAAAGTTCTAGACTTGAAGAGCGAGAAGTTCTCGATTCAAGACGAAGAGAAACGCATTGTGAGTGGTGTTGCTATGATTGCAGATATGCCAATCTATCGTCGTGACGCTATTCGTGGTGAGTACTACGTTGTATTCGACAAAGAGTCTATCTTCAAGATTGCTAAAAAGTGGGCGCGTTCAAACAAGTACGACAGCGTCAACGCACATCACAAAACACCAATCGAAGAAGGTGTGTCGTTGTTCGAATCATTCATTGTAGATAGAGAGAGAGGTGTGATGCCTCCAAAAGGCTATGATGACGTAGCAGACGGCTCGTGGTTTGTGTCTTACTTGATAGACAACGACGATGTGTGGGCAAAAGTCAAAGCAGGTGAGTTCAAAGGTTTCTCTGTCGAAGGAGTGTTTGATTTCGTGAGCGAACTAGACGAAGAACTACAAGTCATCGAGCAACTCAAGCGCATCTTATCTCAATGGGATGGTCAATAAAATTGCAACACTAAACAACAAAATATATTTTACTATGATGAACGCAAAAGAAACTTTGAAGCAAGTCCGCACATTGTTGGGATTTGAAGAAGAAAAAAGTATCTCTTTCGAGACAGCAATGTTGAAAGATGGTACAATCGTAAAATGGGAAGGTGAGTTGTCAGTAGGTACTATCGTAATGGTAGAAACTGCTGAAGGCGATATTCCTGCACCTAACGCAACCCACGAACTAGAAGACGGAACTCTTGTCACTACTCTTGATGGAATTGTGACAGAAATCGTGAAGCCTGAAATGGAAGCACCTGAAGTCGAAATCTCAGTTGAAGCAAAAGAAGAGTTCGCAACCGTATCTCACTTCAACGAAGTAGTAGAAAGTCTTGAGTCTAAGATTGCTCAATTGACTGCTTCTATCGAGTCTCTAGTTGCTGAGCGTGTTTCTCACAAAGAAGCAATGTCTAAGGTTGTAGAATTGGTTGAGAAAGTAATTGACTTGCCAAGCGACGAGCCTACTAAGAAGCCTCACGCCCCTAGCAAGACTGAGTCTCAATTCGAGAACTTGAAAAAATTTGCAAACGCATTGAAAAAATAAACAAATAAAAAAAACAAAAAAATACTATGTCATTCGTTGTATCTTCCCTCAGCAACTACACCAACGAGCAGTCAACTGACTTGTTGGTAAAAGCGTTGTTCGGTTCAAAAACCGCTTCAACTTTGCAAACTGCCGGTCAAGTACAAGTAGGTGTGAAATCATCTGCTTCTTTGAACTTGTTGGCTTCTACCGTTTTCTTCCAAGCCGACGGCTGTGGTTACAATCCAAGTGGTGCTACTACTTTCACTCAGAGAAACATCACCGTAGGTGCTGTTAAAGTTGAAGAGACTTTGTGTCCTAAGACTCTTGAAGCAAAGTGGATGCAGACTCAAATTATGGCGGGTTCTCCTACAATGATTCCTTTCGAAGAGCAAATCGGTAGCGAGAAATCTGCTGTCATCGCTGAAAACATTGAAATCGCAATGTGGCAAGGTGATACTACTAGCGGTAACCCTAACTTGAACCGCTTCGATGGTTTCAACAAAATCATCTCAGGTGCTTCTCCAACTTTGGCGAACGCTTCACCTACTACTTTCACTTCAATCACTAGCGCAAACATCGACGACATTCTTGACCAAGTTTACGCTAACATCCCCGCTCGTGTTGCTACCAAGTCTGATTTGGTTTGCTTCATCGGTGTTGATGCTTTCAAATTGATGTTGGTTAACTTGAAGAACGCTAACTTGTTCCACTACGCTGTTGAAGCAAGTGAAGCAATGGAAATGATTTACCCCGGCACAAATATGAAGTTGATTGCTGTTGGTGGATTGAGCGGTACAAACAAAATCGTTGCAGGTTCTTTGAGCAACTTCTTCGTAGGTACTGACTTAGCAAACGAAGAAGAGTCATACAAATTGTGGTACTCTGAGGACAACGACGAAGTTCGTTTCCGTACTACTTTCAAGTATGGTGTTCAAGTTGCTTACCCTAGCGAAGTTGTATATTTCACCCTCTAATCATTCATAAACAATGGCTTGTCTTCTCACTCAAGGTTTCACTCTAGATTGCAAAGATGCAATCGGAGGTATTAAAAGCATCCACTTAATCTCGTGGACTGCTTCAAAGTTCACTATTGCGAGTGGCGAAGTTACTGCAACCACCGTCGTAAGTGGTGACGTTTATGACTACGAATTGCCTAAAGGTACAGGCTCAATGACTAACACTACAAACGTGAGCGTTGAGAATGGTACTACTTTCAACCAATGTGACGTAGCATTCAAATTGCGTCGCTTGTCTACTAGCAAAAGAAACGAGATGAAACTTCTCGCACAAGGTCGCACATACACTATCGTACGTGATAACAACGACGCTTATTGGTTAGTAGGTAACGAATACGGATGCGATGTGACTGCAATGGTTGCGAACAGCGGTACTGCTATGGGCGATTCAAATGGTTACGAAGTGACTTTGTCAGCAATCGAAGCAGAAGCACCTTACAAATTACAATCTAGCGTAGTGACTGCGTTAGGGATTTAATGTATATTTGTAGTTGTTCTTGATTTCATATTAGTTTTCAGAATTGGGTGGGCGTTTGCTCACCCTTTTTTGTTACATAGTTTTCTCGTTGCTATTCATTTGTGATGCTAGTAATTGAAAAAGGTCAAACAAAGTATTGGTACTTGACGTTGTCGGAGAAGACAACGATTGCGAACCCTACGTACTTATTTTCGATTCATCACAGATTGACAGACACAATCACGAATTTCATTCTTCTAGACGTAAGCATTCACAAAGAACGCTACAATGAATTTCTAATTGACGAGAGTGACATCAACGCTTACACAGGAGAATACGAGTACAAAGTGTACGCACAAACAAGCCCTACGAACACAAACCCCAATTTGAGCGATGAACTCGTAGAGCAAGGCATTCTTAAAGTGAACGAACAAGCAATTCTAGAAGTGTTTTATGAACCAACATAACGTAGTACAAGTCAACAAAACGTATGTACCTACACTCACTTCGCATCAAAACAACTTAGAACTAAATAGCGAGACATATGACCCATCACTTGACTCAAAGCAATACAACGTACCTAGAGAGGGATACTACAATTATCTACCAATCTACTACGCGTATATAAAAAGAGTCATATACTATGAAAGTGCTATTTGTTTACAAGAAAGACTATATAATTTAAGCAAAGAAATATGAGCAATTCAACAAGCATTATGGCAGGCGGTGATGGTTTCAAATACCATTCAGCATCAACCGTGACAAGCGTAGCATATAGCGCACTTGTCGTACAAGAAGACACTATCTTCACTTCATTCTCAGTCGATGGTACAAACGTACTTTCTACTCGTGGTTTGAGTTCTGTGACTCTTCAACAAGGTGCGTATCTTCCTGCAGGTGGTGCGTCTAAAATCACAGGATTTGTCATCTCTCAAGGTTCTGTAATCGGATACTAAACATATGATAGGCGTAGGAATTGGCACACGAAGCCGTCTATACAAAGGTCAAGCGTGGGACATCGTTCGCGATTACAAGTCACGTGTCACTCTAGATGGTGGCTACTATGAAGGTATCTCTTGTCTATTGCGTAAATTAAACAACTTATGAGCAACTTATTAAGTCAAGCATCGCTTGTAATGATACCAAGCGGATACAAAGAGGATGTTGTATATTCTCAAATTCCCACAAGTGGTGCGGGAGATTTATCCTTCACCCGTGCATCTAACGGCACACGCATAAATAGTGCGGGATTGGTGGAGGTTTGCCCGTGGAATTTGGCGCAGTATAGCGAAGATTTAAGCAATGCGGTTTGGACAAAGTTAGCGGCAACAATAACCACAAATGCAACAACCGCACCGAACGGAACAACGACTGCGGATAAATTAATTGAAGACACAACAAATAACTTACATAGAGTTGGGCAAGGCGGTATTACAATAGAAACTAATCAGGTTTACACTTTTAGTTTTTATGCCAAAGCAGGTGAGCGAAACGAATTAGAACTACAAAGAATTAATACATCTGGAACAGTTTTTAATAGTATTAGTAGCACTACCGTAAATTTAGCACTTGGAACAATTATCGTTGGCTCAAATGTCACCAATTCAAGCATACAAAGCGTTGGGGATGGATGGTATAAAATATCAGTTAGTTTGACCGCAATAGCATCTGGCAGTGGTGGATTAAATATTGGATTAGTAAAAGATGGTAATCTTTCATACTTAGGTAATGGAACAAGTGGCGCATATATTTGGGGATTTCAAGTCAACATTGGAAGCACCGCTAAACCCTATTTCCCAACAACCGACCGATTAAATGTACCACGCCTAACCTACCAAAATGGCGGGGGCGGGTGTCCCAGTTTGTTGTTGGAGAAACAGAGTACAAATTTGGTTACTTATTCGGAGGATTTTACGCAAACGCCTTGGACTAAAGGAGATGTTACAATAATATCTAATAACACTATTTCACCTGACGGGACACAAAATGCAGACAAATTTATATTGGATGCAACAAATTCGGGTCACATTATATATCAATCAATTCCTAACCAAAATTCTGGTTATTACACTGTTTCTTGTTATGTAAAATATGGAAATGTTAGATATTTTTCAACCCGTTCACAAACTGGGGGGGTTGTTTCAGCAACACAATTTTACGATTTACAAAATGGAGTTGTTGTGGGCGGTTCGTCTGATGCAAATATAACAAGTGTTGGAAATGGTTGGTATCAAATTACATTGAAATGTTTATCATCAAATTCTACTGATGTTCAATACATAGTTCATTGTTTTACAACATCAAGCACAAGTGAAACTTGCACAAGCGACGGGTCTTTGTATGGTTATATATGGGGCGCACAAGCGGAAGCGTCATCATACCCCACATCCTACATCCCAACAACCACATCAAGTGCCACAAGGGTGGCGGATACAGGCACAACGAGTTTGAGTAGTTCAATCGTTAACGCGTCCGAGGGTGTGTTGTTTTTGGATTACCAACCATTGAATGTTGTTGATGCGTATCCCGTTGATTTTCAATTACAATACAACGGAAGCAACGCAGTAAATGGCGTAACTATTTACCATGATGGTAGCACCCCAGCAGTTACAGTTAGGAGTGGAGGAACAACTATTTTCTCCGCATTTTTAACCGCAACAACCGCAGGAACAAGAAACAAAATTGCCCTTGCATACAAAGGAAGCGATTATGCAGTTTATCAAAACGGTGTACAAAAAGCAACCCAATCGAGCGGAGTAGCCCCCGCAGCCCTTAACGAATTGCGTTTAAGTGATGGAAATCGTAATTTTAGCATCAATGAAGCCCTTGTTTTCCCAACCCGCCTAACAAACGCAGAACTTGCCTCACTAACAACAATTTAAGCAATGACAAAAATTTTCAACAAGTACGAATTTACCCCAACCGAATGGGCAACCCTTCGCAAATTAATAGAACAAACCACAACCAACCCCGAGGGGGGCGAAACAACTTCTTTTGTAGATTGTGCGGTTGTAGAGTTGGGATTTTTGCCAATTACACCCGCCGTTTATGACGGGATGGAGGTTGTAACCCCCGCAGTCCTTTCCGATAAATGGGCGGTTGACATTTTGTTTTACACCGAACCACCCGCAGAGTTCACCCCGTTTGAGGTGTGGCCACCGCCAATGGGGATACACACTTTTAGCGGTGATGATTCACTTTATTTGAAGGGGTATTGTGAGAAATTCCCCGATTCACCATATTGTGTAATCCCTGAGCCTATCAAATGATGAGACACTTTGAAAACGATACAATCGCGAACATCGCAACAGGTATTTCTTGCTCGTCTGCTGTTTTGCATTTTGCGACTACTTGGCAACCTTTGTTTTCGCTTCTGTTGGCTATTGTTGGTATTGTATCGGGATTGTTTGCGATTCGTTACTACGCTAAAAAAATAGACAAACTCGATGGCAAAGGTTAAGTCAGAGTCGTCATTCAGAGCGAAGCCCAAGAATAAACTTCGTCGACACACTAAACACGCAAACAAACACAAAAGCGCAAAGCCGTACAAAGGTCAAGGCAAATGATTGATAGAATCTTCAAGAATTGGAAAACAACTAGTCTAGGCATAGGCGTAATTGTAGCGTCATTTGTACTAGTGTATCTTGAGAAAGCGACATTGAGTGAAGTGAGCGTCTTCTTAGGTGGTGGTTTTATGATGCTATTTATCAAAGACAAAAAAGAATAACCGCTATTTACTAGTAATGAACTTCGAAAGACTTCAATTTCACGAGAATAAACTACCGACATTCAAAGAGAATAAGTCGAAAGACATCTACAACTTTGGTGACGACAACTTGTATCCTGATTTACTCGTTGACTTGTTCTCTAAATCGCCTAAACACAACGCGATTGTGTCAGCGAAAGCGTCATATGTATCAGGTGTAGGTACTGCAATCGTAGCACAGAACACACAAGACATCGCAAAAGCAGAGTCAAAACTTAAGTCAATAAACACATACGAGTCATTCGAAGAAGTCAAGCAGAAAATCGCTTACGACTTAGAGTTGTTCAATGGCTTTGCTGTCGAAGTTATTTGGAATCGTGCAAAGACTCAAATCGCTGAGTTGTATCACATACCATTCAAGAATGTTCGAGTAGGTCTAGACGATTGCTACTACTACTCTGAAGATTGGGCGAATCGTCGTGAAGAGATTGTACACTACAACCCATTCAACGAGAACACTCGTGAGTCAAAGCAGTTGTTCTACTACAAGATGTACAGACCGGGTCAAGGTATCTATCCACTACCTGACTACGTAGGTGCGTTGAAGTACATTGAGATTGACACAGAAGTATCAAATTGGCACTTGAACTCTATTAAGAATGGTTTCTCTGCTCAAACATTGATACAAATGTTCAAAGGTTTGCCAACGCCTGAAGAAGCGAGAAAAGCAAAGCGTAGATTCAAAGACTCTTATCAAGGTACAGACAACGCAGGTGGATTGATTTTGATGTACAACGACCCAAATGAAAGAGAGTCGATTGTATCGAACATTCAACCAAGCGATTTTGACAAGCAGTTTGACATCTTAAACAAAACGGTACAACAAGAAATCTTCGTAGGTCACAAAGTCAACTCACCGATGTTGTTTGGTGTACGTGTAGAAGGTCAACTCGGTGGTCGTTCTGAAATGATTGAAGCATACGAGATGTTTCAACAAGCGTACGTAGAACCTCGTCAACAGAAAATGGATGAGCAATTGACTTATTTGTTCTCTTTCATTTCGCCTGTAAAACTTGAGACTATCAACAAACCACCTCTAGGTCTTGACTACTTAGATTTGTACACTAGAAACTTGATTTCGAATGAAGAAGCACGCAAAGAGTTGGGCTTGCCTGAACTATCACAAGTGAAGATTCAATCAAACTTGAACGACGCAATCAATTCTTTGTCGCCTTTAGTAGCGAACAACGTATTGTCAAATATGACAATCAACGAGAAGCGTCAACTTGCAGGTCTTACACCTATCGCAGGAGGCGACGCTCTACCAACTGCATCACCTGTCGCTCTATCAAAATCGAATCCTTTTGGATGGGATGACGAGCGTGACTTAAAAGTGTTCGCTCAATTTGGTGAAGAAGCGAGCAAGTTTGAAGAAGTCAAAATGACTTTTGCTAGTGACATCGAGAAAGCAGTCTTGAACACAATCAAAGAAAACAAGGGAATCACTATCGGTGAAGTTGTCAACATCATTGACGCAGACTTGTTGAAAGTGTCTCAAGCAATAGACAACTTGAATAAGACGGGAATGATTCAACCTGCTGAAGGTGGATTGACAATCACAGAAGATGGTTTGAAAGAAATCGCAGACATCGAGACAGAGATTCTAGTACGTTACAAATACGAGAAAGCACCAAACACAGAAGGTGGTGATTTGATACCTACGTCTCGTGATTTTTGTCGCGCTCTCATAGGATTAGATAGATTGTACTCTCGTGAAGACATCAACGCGATGAATGCAATTGTCAAGCACGACGTATGGAAGCGTCGCGGTGGATGGTACACAATCCCCGATTCATCACCTGCTGTGCATAGACCATCTTGTCGTCACATTTGGGCATCTAAAGTAGTAAGAAGAAGAAAATGACAAACTTTGTATACTTCGTTTCGACCACATATTTGAAGGACAACACTCCTATCAATGAGAACGTAGACGACAAACTCTTAAAGAACGCGATAAAAGAGAGTCAAGAAATCTACATTCGTGACATCATTGGTAGTGGCTTATATAACGAGTTGCAATCTCAAGCGTTTGCAGGTACACTCACAAACTTAAATACAACGCTTCTAGACTCTTATATTGCACCTTGCTTGAAGTACTATACTTTGTGCGAAGCGATGCTTCCTATGACGTTCAAATTGATGAATAAGAGCGTAGCAAGTAGAGAGAGTGACAACGCTAGAGCAATAAGTGTAGA